GCACTTCTTTACCACCACGAGTCAATTTAGTTCCCTTACGAGAAACAGCCTCAGCAGCAGTAGCAACATTAGCAGCCTTAGTTCCTTGTTTAATAATTCGTGCATTATTAGCACGATTAGCAATTTCTCGTTCAGCAGCAGCAGTCTGCTGAGCAACAGTCAACTTCCTATTAGGCGCAGCCTTACGAGGTTTCGTTGCCTTCTTAACAGGGGAACCATCCCAATTTTTGCCTTGCTTAGCCATACGCTGCATATGCTTGTCAGCATCAGCAGAAATAGATTCCATATTGCGACGCTTAACTTTGCCACGAACAAGTTGTTGTTCCATCTTGCCTGCTTTAGTGCGCAAGCCAGAAACAGCAGGGTTGCCCTTTGATTCTAACTTACTAACAATACGGTTTGCTTGAATCTGTTTTGGTTTGCCTTTAGCACCAGCCAAAGCCAACTTAAGCAATCGGGCAAGGTCATCACCAATAGGTAATTTAGGTTTACGAGCCATTTTATATTCCTTAATATGTCAGACTAGGTGGGGGAAATGCATCCCCCACCATTGTCCTCTTTGTTCTACTGCTAATTAGGCAGTTTTCGCTGTCAACTTACCTTGCTTTTCACGGTTACGGATTGTAAGGTTTCCGTAGCACATAATCAAAGCGTAGCGTGCATCCATGTTCTCTGGGCGTACGAACTCTGTGTTAGAGAACCACTTACCTGAGTGACCAACAAGTGAAATGTACTTTGAGTTGATAAAGAACATAGTACCAGCAGGTGCATGGACATCATAAGTCACAGGCGAAGCCTTGAACAGCAAGTTCTGGAATCCAGCGTTTGCAGTCGCAGTGTCCGTGTAACGGACTTGTGGCTGCAAAAGTGACTCATACTTTTCAAACAATGTTTGAGTAGTAAGAACCATATCAGGATGGTCATTACCGACAGAAACGGTGTTGTAGGCTGTAGCCATTTGTGCGAGGGTCAAAGCACCAGCAGTGTTTTCCTCGTACGAACGCCACCAGTCGTTGTCCTGACCTGAAGCCGAGTTGATGCCACCGACTGTGTTGCCTGATTCAATCAAGTTTCCAAGACCGTTCCAAGACTTACCAGAGTCTGTACCACCAGCACCAAGGGTGTCGGTTCCGTTACCAAAGAACATACGGTTGAAACCTTCACGCATAGACTCTTCAGCCTGCATAATTTTGGCTTCAAGCAAGTTAATGACTTCCTGCTCGCCGTTGTTCTTCGCTTCTTCAATACCAGAAATTGCGATGCTAGCAGCGTACTGCTTCCATTCAAATTCTGCTGCTGTGATACCCGACTGAGGAGTAAGTGAAATCGTGTCGTAGCCTGAGTATGGAGCCACAGTTGAGTTCTCACCGTAGATGAGAGGTTCAACAATTTTGGTACCACCGTTAAGCATACGAATACGACCCTTGTTCATCAGGTGGTATGTAAGTGGGCGTGCTGAGAACACATTGTCCGTCAACTGGTCACGATAGTTCGCAAGTGTTGTTGACAGAATAGCGTCAAAGTTACTGTTTCCAGCCATAGTATTTTCCTCCTAGGAAAAGTTAAAAATTAGTGTTTAATTGTCTTTTAGCACTCATCCAAGCATCTGAAATATTAGTAATAGGTTCAACAGCATCAGTTGTAGTATTTCCAGTAGCAGAAGAGCCACCAGAAACCACACTAGCCTCACGCTTAGCCTCAACAACAGAATTTTCCTTCTGTTGTTTAATCTGTTGCGCTTGACTTTCCAACTCACGCTGCTTCATCATTTTATCAAAAGCCAGTTGCTTGTATATTGCTTCTAAATCGGTTGTGTTACTGCGTAAAGCAGTTTGCACAACTTCATTTGTGTCAAAATCAGAATAAGTAGCCTGCAAGCGAGAAATTTCTTTCTCAATTTGCTGTTGAGACTGATATTCTTCAAACTGTGCCAAACGCTGGTCTAACTCACGGATTCTACGCTCACTAGGGTCCATATCCTCTTCATAGGAAGAGTCTATCATTTGCTGTGCCTGTCCTAAAGTTACGCCGTAATGACGGCTTAACAACTCTAGAGTGGCAGCAGGGTCACTATCAAGTGCTGTCTGCAATGAACTAGCAAAATGAAGAGATTCTCTCTGCTGTGCTAATTCCTGCGTCTTGCGTGTATAATCTGCTTGTCGTTGATAACCAGCAATTGCCTCAGAAAGAGGAATGTGCTGCTCCTCACCATCAAATTTTACAGGAACTCTATAATTAGAGTATTCTGCAATATCCAAAGATGGGCTATCATCTATATGACTATCCTCACTGGAACTAGTTGACCCTACGGGTTCTACATCAGATATGGGTGCGAAATCTTCGCTCATTGTATTTTTTCTCCTAGAGTCCTAAAACGGTTGCTCATACTTATAGGTAGGTTGTTCCCTATTGGGGAGGTAGTTGTCCCTGCTCAGGTGGCATAGGAGGCATTCCACCACCTTGTGGTGGCATTCCTCCACCCATAGCCTCTGGAGGAGGTGGGGGTGCTTGGACAAACTTCTCAGGATTCTTAATATTAAAGCCAACCTGAAGAACATAAGCAGCCAGTTCCTGCATATTAATAATGCCTGAACCAGCGAACGGTGCCATAGCATCCACAACCTGTAGAGCCATTTGACGACGCTGTGCCTCATTATGGGGTTGCGTTGAGCCACCAACTACCTCAAAGTCAAAGTCGCCTTCTAGGTATTCACGGTCAAATTCAACCCAAAACGGTTCACCATCTTTGCCGACAATACGGGCAACTTGCTTACCAGTCATAAACTGCTGAGCCAACATAAGCATACGGCGAGCAACCTCACCGATACTTAACTCAACAATAGCCAACTTATCGGCAGTACGAGAGTTAGCAGCATCCTGAACAGCACTGATTTCTGTCGCCGTACGACGAATCTCAGGAATACCACCATTCATAAACTCAGGCAAACCAGTAATACGGTTAATATCATTAGTAATCAAATCAGACTGGCTATAGAATTCTGGTGGGCTGATAACAGCAGGGAATGCTGTTACCACGCCACCCAATGGTTCGTCAGAAACCACAGGTACCATAACATTGTCATCATCAGATTCCAAGGCTGTACGACCAAACTGGTCAAACGCTGATTCCTTATAGAGGTACTTACGAGAGAACTTCTTACGGTGATTCATCATCTGCGTACGAGTTTCATTCAACTCTTTCTGCAAAGGTTCAATCTGCTCCAAGTCCCCAATAGGATAAAAGGCATCTGGCACATCATAGTTACGCAACATAACAAAAGGATGTCCAAACGCATACGGCATCTTCGTAGGTTTAATAAGGAACACTTCACCGTTCTCAGTGAAAACACACATTGTCTTACTACGGATGTCATAATACTCCCAGATTTCAGCATAACCATAATTCTTGTCATAAACCTTACGCTGACTAGGGTCATCAGAATAACGACTAACAGCCATAACCGTCACATCTTCACGGGCAGTCTTATTATAACGCTTATCAGACTTAACTTCGGCAATAGGGCGACGGATACGCTGTGCAATCCATTTAGCGTCGTGCATACTTGTAGCGTCAGCATCAATGAACACATCAAAAGGGGACACCCGTTCTGCGAACGGAGAGTCCTGAGTTATGACAGAATTACTAGTAGATTCACCACCAGCAACAGGGTCACTGTAATCATCCTCAGTATTTTCACTGATTGCTCCTTCTTCAACAAAACGATAGCCAGTTTTAATCCATCCGTGACCTACAATAAGTAGGTCTTTAACTGCACGACGGAACTCTTCACGGATGTTACGGTATTTCCACCAGTAGTTAACCACAGCCTCAGCGACAACAGCATTAGGTGCATTCTCAGGTTTCTGTGCGTTAACCGTAATCTTAGGGTAGTTCACAGCAACAGCAGGTCCAATCACATTCACAGTGGAAAACGAAATGTTAATCAACATTCTGTCCTCGTCACTATAATGGTCATAATGCTTGCCCTTATAGATGTCAACAAGACGCTTCCAAGTAGCGTCGTGTCCTTCGTCTTTACGCCACTTTCGTGATGTTTCAATATGCTGACGATATTGGGCGAGTATTTCCGACTGTGATTTACGAGCCATTATTTACCTTTTTTAACGGATTTGCGTGCGTTTTTAATGTTTTCAGCAGTATCTTTTTGCACGCCTTTGCGATATCTTTTACTTTGTGCAGCATAATTAGATGGTTTAATTGGTGCCATTCTTAAAGCCTCTAGATTCATAGCACTACGAGTATTTTTGCTAAACATTTCAGAATCGTGCAAGTCTAGTAATTTGTACTTGTTTTTTTTGATTTTTTTGTTTGAAGATACTTCAAGTCTGTTATTGAGTTTACCATTTGCTGTAAGTTTATTACCAACTGCTTTTGCTTGTTTGTTTTTATAAGATAAACCCTGCTTCATAGCAAGATTGTCTGCTCTTGTGCTGTTTTTTATAGATTTACTTAGATTAGAAACAGCCTTTACAGAACCATTGTCAAATTGTTTGCTAGCAACTTTAAGATTTCTTTTAGAAATTTGTCGCAAACTTTTTCTTGCCAAGGGCAAAATAATATCATCTACAATACCTTCGGAATGCAAACCACCAACGGCAGGCTTTTTCTTCGCAGCCATCACTTAACCACCTTGCGACCAAAAGCAACATCATTAGGGTTCAACCAGCGAACCACAGGAGGAAGGAAGGCTGCAACAAAAGCAGCCCATATTGTCTTGGGGGAGGTTTCTCCTGCAATAACAACCGTTAACACGGTTGCAGAAGCAGAACGCACATAAGAAGCGAAAGCACACTTTTGTTCTTGGCTAATATTAATCTTCATTTTCTTTTTTCCCTTCGTGCCAACCAATATGGTTGTCTATTTTTGTTCCAACTTGGTCAACTTTAAAAAGGACCCTGTTGAGCAGTTCACGCCCCTCGGCGTGTTGACTTGTATTTTCCCTACGCAACAACTGCATAAGAACCATCAATGGACCACCAATAACGGCAACCAAAATGGGTACAAGCCACGATTCCACTTAAATCCAACGAGTTCCAGTAGGTTCTGCCTTGATACCATTGGCAGCAGCATCAGCAACTGTCTTACGCTGGATTTCACCAATCGTAGGACCACTAAAAACTTCTTTTCCATATGTAAAACCAAGACGAATGCCACGAATGTGGCATTTAAAACAAACTTCGCCTCGTTTTTGCTTGACTTCGTGTGCTATTTCACCACAATCAGTACAAATAAATCGTTTTACTTCCATAATAATAGATAGTTTGTTCCCTAGAGAGGGTTTTTGGTGTTTAAACGAATATTATGCCCACCAATCGGTACTTTGGCAGTACCTTGCTCACTGAAAAGGTGCTGTTCCCACCATAACAGGCTGTTTTTGGGTACGGGGGTGTCCCCCCGATACTCGGACAACCAAACATACTTCAACATCTGGTTGGCAATAGCCAAAGACATAGTTCTGTCGTCGTGAGGGGACCCTGAAGTTTTGCCGTTGTCCTTGCGAACATATGTACGCAACTCACCAATAGTCTTATAGCAGTAGATAGTTAGTTCGTCGTTACGGATAGCAGCCGATAATTCGTCAATACACAACGGTTTGGTAACCGTTGTGGTTTTCCAACCCAAAGTTTCAGTAGCCTGAGGGCTGCGTTGAGTAATCTTGCGTTGCCTATAAAGATTACGGTAGCCAGCCCGTTGGGCAGCCTTAATTGTGGTTAAGCCATGATTGTTTGATTCAATACATAATAAAGCCTGATTATACCACCAAGCCAAATCAGCCAGAATCTCGCCAAACACATCAGGTTCACAATGTCCGTGCCAATGAGCCATAACTTCACCAGTTGTGGCATCTATAACATGGGCAGAACTATAATCACCATAACTTAATCCTTCAGCCACATCAGCCCCAATACAGTACACACTATCAGGACTAGGGAAACCCCAAAGGCTAAGAGGACCATCTTCTTCCTCACGGAACTCATAATTCTTATCAGAATAAGTATGCAAATATCCCTCAAGAGGTTCAATAGTCGCAATAGCATCCAGCAGGTCAATGTCAAATACAGGGTTACCTGATTTGACGAAAGCCTCTTCAGGGCTACGAGGGTATTCTTGATGTAACTGCCACGACTGCATATTCTTTGACTTAACTAGATACCAGTCCTCGTCACGGTCACCAGCAGACCAAGGGAAAAAGATTCCTTCAAATTGGTTTGTTCCCGTTTGGGAACCAACCCACATTTGGTGAAAGAAGTTACCTGAACCGTTTGCAGTGGACAACCCAATTACACGCCCACCGACATCGGCAATAGGTTCAATAGAAGCCCACGCTTCCTCAGGGTTAGGAAGGAAAGCCCATTCGTCAACAATAACTAAATAAACAGATTCACCACGAGCAGGGTCAGAACCACTAGGCAAAGATTCAATAGCAGATTCATTCTCAAACATCATTTTCTGCTGATGGTCACTAGTTTGTTTAGGTCCTCGTTCTTTCATCCACTGAGGTAAAAATCTAAAACCATATTTAGATTTTGCAAGCAACTTAACAGACTCTCGTTCAGTACGGCTTAACATAACAACAAAACGGTCAGGTTGAAAATACACCAACCAAAAAGCGTATGCAGCAGCCAAAGTGGAGAAACCAATTTGGCGTGCCTTGAGTACGATACTGTAGCGTTCAGACATCCAAGTTTCCATTGTTTCTGTCTGTGCTTCACGCATAGCAAATTTGATACGCCCTTTTTCAGGATGTTTAATATACCAGTAGTTTTCGCAGAAGTAAACGAATGCTTCTAGTTGTTGTTCAACGGTTGCGTTTTCTGGTCCACGACATAAACGCCATTCTCGTTCGTTAATTAATTGTTGTAAATCCATAATATGTATTTATATACTTTCCAATATGGTTTTTTTGACCATAAACAATTCTGTTCGTGACTTTAAATAAAAAGCCATATCTTTATTGTCTTGGTCGTTCAACAACAACCAAGACGCTTCTAGTCTTTCAGCATCTTTCAATAGTTTTTCATTATCTGCTTTAAACACCTCTTCAAAATTGGCTGCATCAGGATACAATTTAATTAGCGAGGACAAAGATGAATGGGCACAATTCTTCTTAACAAAAACATCTAGTTCCTGAGATATGTGTTGAGCATCCATAGGTCGCACACGAGCCATAGGGTTACCTTTAAGGTATTCAAAGATTTGCATATCAGGCTGATTAGAAACCAACGCATTATCAATGCCTAGTGTTTCTACAAAAGCAAATGCTTTTTGAGCAACAGATTCTGTATTACCAAACGGATACTGTGCAACTTCTGACCATTCCAAAATTAACTTAAAAACCTCACCTAAACTATATGTAGCAAAAGGTGTAGTTGAATTATTCATCAACTCTGTTTTATTGTTT